AAATGCTTGCTGCCAAACAACAATATGAAAAAACTCCTACCAAAGCACTTGAGAAAGAAATTGCCAGATGTAATAACATTCAAATGGCAAAAAAGATTTCTCTTAACTCTGCTTATGGTGCTATCGGTAATCAGTATTTCCGGTATTACAAACTAGCAAATGCTGAAGCCATTACGTTGTCTGGTCAGGTATCCATTCGTTGGATTGAAGGGAAGATGAATGGGTATCTAAATAAACTTTTGCAAACTGAAGAAGTAGATTATGTTATCGCATCTGACACTGACTCAATCTATCTTGACATGGGACCTATTGTTACTAAATTTTTTGGTAGTAAGTCTGGTGATAAAGCAAAGATTGTTTCAATACTTGACAAGATCTGTGAAGACAAGTTGGAACCATTCATCGAACAGTCTTATCAGGACCTTGCGGATTATGTCTCGGCGTATGAACAGAAAATGCAAATGAAGCGTGAGAATATTGCTGACCGTGGCATTTGGACCGCGAAGAAGCGATATATTCTCAACGTATGGAATAGTGAGGGAGTCCAATACTCAGAACCCAAACTTAAAGTCATGGGTATTGAGTCTGTTAAATCATCAACTCCAGCTCCTTGCCGCAAGATGCTCAAGGATGCATTTAAACTTTTGATGACTGGGACTGAAGATGATGTAATTGACTTTATTGAAAAGTCTAGGAAGGAGTTTAAGACCCTTCCGCCAGAACAAGTATCATTTCCACGATCAGCATCTGATGTTGAGAAGTATAAGTCTCATTCGTCAATCTATGCTAAAGGAACTCCGATTCATATCCGTGGAGCCTTACTATTCAATCACTATATTAAGCAGAATAAGTTGGACAATAAATATTCACTTATTCAAAATGGGGAAAAGATTAAGTTCTGCTATTTGAAAAAACCAAATACACTTCATGAGAACGTAATCTCATTCATCCAAGAGTTTCCAAAAGAACTTGATATTGACAAATATGTGGACTATGACTTACAATTCGAGAAGTCTTTTCTTGAGCCACTCAAGACAATTCTTGATTCTATTGGATGGAATATCGAAAAGCAAAACACCTTGGAGTCATTTTTCGTATGAAAGACCAAAACGCAATTACCGATGATGAAACTAAAAAAGAAAAGTGGAATCGTGGTTTAGACATTTTTATTGAATCTGTTATAAAACCCGATCCAGCACTTCGACAGTGTGCTCACAATCAAAGATGTTATCATGAACTTATGGATGTTCGTCAAAATGTATTGGATTATTTAAAAAGCTTGAGGTGGAATTAATGGATCTTCCTATTAATGATAAGGAACTTGAAACTATTATTAGTGCCCTTCGTTTTGGTGGAGACACATCTCTCTATCAAAAACTTTGGACTTATAAAATGAACTATAGAAAGCAAAAAGTTAAGTGATGGATTTTCTGAAAGAAATTGTAAAAGAAATAGGAGATGAGTACACAAAAGTCGCAAGAGACATTGACGACACAGAAAAATATGTGGACACGGGTTCGTATATTTTTAACGGACTTGTTTCAGGGTCTATATTTGGCGGTGTATCTGGGAATAAGATTACTGCCATTGCTGGCGAGTCTAGTACTGGAAAAACTTTTTTTAGCCTTGCGGTCGTCAAGAATTTTCTTGATTCTAACCCTGACGGGTATTGTCTATATTTTGACACTGAAGCCGCTGTTAACAAGTCTCTTCTCGCAGATAGGGGCCTAGATCTTGATCGTGTGGTAGTTGTCAATGTTGTGACAATCGAAGAGTTCCGCAGTAAGGCACTCAAGGCAGTGGATATTTATTTAAAAAAATCTGAAGATGAACGCAAACCGTGCATGTTTGTGTTAGACTCTTTAGGGATGCTCTCGACCGAGAAAGAGATTACTGATGCCCTGAATGAAAAGCAAGTTCGGGACATGACTAAATCTCAACTCGTCAAAGGAGCATTCCGTATGCTTACCCTTAAACTGGGCCAAGCAAATATTCCTATGATCGTTACTAACCACACCTACGATGTCATTGGCGCTTATGTACCTACAAAGGAAATGGGTGGAGGCAGTGGACTCAAGTATGCAGCTTCTACAATCATCTATCTCAGCAAGAAAAAGGAGAAGGATGGAACAGAAGTCATTGGAAATCTTATCAAGGCAAAGACTCATAAGTCGCGTTTAAGTAAGGAGAACAAGGATGTTACGGTGCGTCTTTATTACGATGAGCGTGGTCTTGATCGATATTATGGTCTTCTTGAACTTGGTGAGATTGGTGGACTTTGGAAAAACGTTGCTGGTAGATACGAAATAGATGGTAAAAAAGTCTATGCCAAAGCCATCTACAAAGATCCAGAATCATACTTCACTGAAGAAGTAATGGAAAAACTAGACCAAATTGCACAAAAGGAATTTAGTTATGGAGAAAGTTGAGGTTCTTATTCTTAGAAACCTTTTATATAATGAGGAATATCTCCGTAAAGTAATTCCATTTATCAATGCAGAATACTTCGAAGATCTACATCAAAAAGTATTATTCGAAGAGATGTTAAAGTTTGTAGAGGAGTATAATACTGCCTCTACAAAAGAAGTTCTCTGTATTGAAGTGGAGAAGCGTAACGATATTAACGACACTTCTTTTCAAGAGATTACAAAATTAATCAGCTATCTTGAGGATGTTCCTACAGATTATGAATGGTTAGTTAACACTACAGAGAAGTGGTGTAGAGATCGTGCCATCTATTTGGCACTCATGGAATCCATCTCACTTGCTGATGGTAAGGATGAGAAGAAGGATCGTGATGCTATTCCAGGTATCCTCTCAGACGCTCTAGCAGTGTCTTTTGACCCTAATGTAGGTCACGATTACTTACTTGATTATGAGGCAAGGTATGAGTCATATCACCGCAAAGAAGACAAGATCGAGTTCGACCTTGAGTATTTCAACAAGATTACGAAAGGTGGTCTCCCTAATAAAACGCTTAATATTGCTCTCGCTGGCACTGGCGTTGGTAAATCTTTGTTTATGTGTCATGTCGCTTCTTCGGCACTCCTTAGTGGAAAGAACGTGTTATATATTACGCTTGAAATGGCTGAAGAAAAGATTGCAGAGCGAATTGATGCAAACCTTCTTAATGTTCCAATTCAGGAGATAACTGAACTTCCTAAGTTAATGTTTGAAAACAAAGTAACTAAACTTGCTGAAAAAACTCAGGGCACTCTTATAATTAAGGAATATCCTACGGCATCAGCTCATGCTGGACACTTCAGGGCACTTCTTAATGAACTTGCACTTAAGAAGTCATTTAGACCTGATATTATTTTCATTGATTACCTTAATATATGTGCTTCCTCCCGTTATCGCGGAAACAGTACTGTCAATTCATATTCGTATATTAAGTCTATTGCAGAGGAGCTTAGAGGATTGGCTGTTGAGGCAAACGTCCCTATCGTATCTGCCACGCAGACCACTCGTTCTGGTTATGGTAGCTCTGATGTTGACCTTACTGACACTAGTGAGTCCTTTGGTCTCCCTGCTACTGCTGATCTTATGTTTGCCCTTATTAGCACTGAGGAACTTGAACAACTTGGTCAGATAATGGTGAAGCAGTTGAAGAACAGGTATAATGATCCAACTATCTTCAAGAGATTTATTGTAGGAATTGATCGTGCCAAGATGAGACTTTATGATTGTGAGCAGTCGGCACAGGAAGACATCATTGACAGTGGGCAGGATGAGGAGTATAATAATGAGGAACCAAAATCAAAGAAAGCATTTGAGGGATTCAAGTTTTGAATGGTTACTATTCAGTGTTCAATCCTAAAGGTGAAAAAATTGCTGACTGTGGAAAAGAAAGAGATGCTACCTTTCTTATCCATAGCAGAAATAAAACCTGGGATGGACATTACTATCAGTTCAATCCTTTGCCAGGAGACATAATTAATGTCTTACCTGCTAAGCAGCTTCCTACTCATGATATCGTTATCAACATGGATGGCGGTGTTGGCGGTAGTTGGGAAGTAAAATATAATGAGCAACTCCCAAAATCTAATTCTAAACCAATTGATCTAACATGACCGTTTCTATTTCGACTGAAGAAGCAACTCCAAATAAGGTAGATACTGACAAGTATCTTAAATTCGTCAAAGGAGTTACTAGTGCTCCAAGTCTTGATTACTTAGTTCTTGAAGCTCGTCTTCGTGAACTGGATGCTAATGGCACCAATACTACTCAACTTCTGACTGCTGCTCTTGGTTTAACTGCCGAGTCCGGTGAGTTTACTGAAGTAGTTAAGAAAATGGTATTTCAGGGCAAACCATACAATGAAGAAAATGTGTTTCACATGAAGCGTGAATTGGGAGATATCTGTTGGTATCTTGCTCAGGCATGTATGGCTCTGGATACAACTTTTGACGAAGTGATTGCCATGAACGTAGATAAACTTACATCTCGTTATCCTGGTGGTCAATTTAATGTTTACAATTCTGAAAATCGTAAGGAGGGAGACCTGTGATTGAATTTGATGATATTGAACTCCTGCAACTTCAATTTTGTATGAGTCAAACAAAGAAGATGATGGCACATCCAAGTGAGCACATGCGCCACGCATCTATTACTAAGAAAGTAGAAGCAGAAATGAATCGTCGTCGTGAAGAAAGTGGTACTTATACCCGTGAAAAAATTCTTCGTGATCTGGAAGCACAAATTAAATCTATGGAGAAAGATCTATGAAAACTCTTACAGTAGAAGATTACAAAGCAGCTGGTGATGAGTTTTGGCCAAAGTATTGGTACATTTCCAAAGAACTTGGTGAAGGTGCAAAGGTAGAAGACGTTCTAAAAGTAATGGAAACTATCGGTGGTATAGCACTCAAGAAAAAACTTGAAGATAAACTTTCTGGTCCTTTTGGATTCAATAAAAAGAAAGAAGAAGAATCTGAAGAATCTGAGACCCCTTGAGGGTCTTTTTATAAAGGGGAATTAGCTCAGTTGGTAGAGCGCGGTCTTTGCAAGGCTGATGTCAGGAGTTCAAGTCTCCTATTCTCCATTCTAAATACTTAAAAAGTATTGATAAAATGGCTACGAAGAGTACTGAGAAAAGAACTTCTCTTGAACCTTCTGAGGTTTTTTGTGCTGCTGGACTTTTAATGCCAACCAGTAAAATTAATGAACTAGTTAAAGATAATACTGGTGGAGGTTTGATTGCTTGGGCATCCACAGATGGTTTGAATGTTGTTTCTAAAGTTAAACCATTGGATCCTAAATTTAGAAAAATGTTTTCTGATGCAGAGACTTTGAGTGGGAAGAAGCGGGATGATTTAGTTGCAAATATTGTTGCAGGTTTTTCTGCTGCGATTGGAGTTAAAAATTTTATAAAGAGTATGGGAGATAACGTTGATATTGTTGGTAATGTTTATTTAACTGGAGCAAGATGGCCTGCTGCAGTTCAGAAATTCCAGTTAAAAAATGAAAATAGTGGGTTTGATTATAACTCATCTGATTTCGTTGTGGAGGTTGATGATAGAACTTTTTACGGGATTTCTTTAAAGAAAAAGAAAAATGTAAAAGGAGCAGATCCAACGATTATTAATAAAGCATATTCTACATTTATTGATGGACCTGCCTTTGCAAAACAACGAGATAAACTAAATCAAATACGTCAAGAGTATTTTCCTAATGTTGTGAGAAAGGCTCAAGAAGCGGGTGTTATCACTATTAGTGGGTTGGAAAAAATGTCTAATGTAGACATTTGGAGTATGAAGGTACAAGCACCAAATGGTGGAAAAAAGTATGATCTCATTAATATTAAGGGATTTAATAGTAATGATAGACCTGTTGATTTGAGTGATATTGGTGGAACTGTAGAAGGAACAACTTTTTTTGATGCCACAAAAAAGGGGCAAATTGGATTGAGAGATTTTATTAATGCAGATCTTGCTAGAAAAGATAATGAATTGTATCAAGGATTCAATAAGATCATTCAAGAAAATGCTGAATTTTTTGCAGACAGTTTAATTGATATTGTGTTAAAAACTAAGATGCAAACAAAATTACAATCTAAAGATATTGGAGATTATTTCTTTGAGTTTGCTTTGGTTACCGGATATGCAGATTACTCTCCTAAAAAGGACAGGAGTAAAGATGTATTGATACTAAAACCTGCAAAAGTATATCCACAACATACAATTCTTTGTGGATTGGCATCGTTAGCTGCAAACAAAAAACCTTATGTCATGGAATATGATGGTGATGCGAAGGCAGATGCTAACGCTGCTAAAGTTTTTTATAAACTGAAAAGAGACGGAGTTACTATTTTAGATTTGCAATTAAGATATAAGGGTGATTTCAAACAACAGCCACAATTCTTTGCTACTTTGTCTGATGAGTTCATTACACAAATGCAAGACGAGTGTGTGATTGGAAGATGATAAATAATACATACCGACTAATATGATGACGAAGAGTTTATCACAATTTCTAACCGAAGCGAGAACATCTAAAGCAGCAGATCAAGCGAAGAAGCTTAAACTGAAGGGAGATGGGCATGGAGGCTGGTACGATGAAAAAGGAGAATTTGTTGCTAAGACTGTTGACGGAGAACTAAAATTTTATAATCAAGGAGAGAGACCAGGACAAGATCCTCCGCAGGATAGATCGCCCAATAATCAAAGACCAGTTGCCACTCAGACTAAATCAACAGCACCTGCACCTACACCAGCAGCTGCTGCACCAGAAGAACCAGCAGCAAGTTCTACGCCAACTTCAACTCTTACTGTTACATTTGGTAGATTCAATCCACCAACAACTGGTCATGAGAAGTTGTTACAGGCAGCCAAAAGAATTTCTGGTAATGGAACTCTATTAATCTATCCTTCTAGATCTCAGGATGCTAAGAAGAATCCTCTTGATGCTGGAAAGAAGGTTGGATATATGAAAAAGATGTTCCCAGAATTTGAAGAGAATATAGTTGATGATGATAGTAAGAGAACTATATTTGATGTACTGTCGGCAGCATCAGAGCAAGGATATAAAAAAGTTAATATTGTTGTTGGGGCAGATAGAAGAGCAGAATTTCAAAACTTAGCTCATAAGTATAATGGAGATCTCTATGAATTTGATGAGATTGATGTAGTATCTGCCGGTGCCAGAGATCCTGATGCAGAGGGTCTTGCTGGAATGTCTGCTTCTAAACTGAGAAAAGCAGCTGCTGAAGGGAACTACGGCGGTTTCGCTGCCGGTATGCCAAGCGGTTTTGATGCCAAAAAGATTTATGCTGATGTCCGAAAGGCGATGGGTGTCAAGGATATGAAAGAATCTTATGGTTTATGGGAGATTGCTCCAAAGTATGATTCAAAAACGTTGAGAGAGAAGTATAGAAATGAGGAAATTTTCAATCTCGGTGATATTGTAGAGAACATGAATACTGGAATGATTGGTGAGATTGTAAGAAGAGGGACCAATCATCTTATTTGTGTAGCAGAAGGAAACTTTATGTTCAAGGCCTGGATTCGTGATGTTGCTGAGGCTGTCGTGAACTATCCTGGTCCATCTGGAGTTGACAGTGATCAGAGATTAGTTGGGACTGATGCCTTCAGAGAATATGTAATGAGGATGACTGGAACAACAGGAATTAAGAATTTCATAAATAAATATAAGAAAAAGACCTAGTAGTAACAAAATGTCTGATCATTTGAAAAATCTTTCTCAAGTCTACCTTGAGCAAATTGCCGAGTCTGCTGTTCCTGGTAAGCCTGCAGAAAAGTTAAAGACTGATCGTGCAGGATACAGTATTCCTAAGGCAGATCAAATGTCTGCTGCTGAGCGTATTAAGAAAAAGACTGCAGAGAAGAAAGCAGCACTTGAGAAGAAGCATGGTAAGAAAATGGATGATCATCCTGAGTATCCAAATAAGAAATATGTTGATGAGGCAGAGGTGATGTCTACTCGGGCAGAGAAAGAAGAAGTTGAGTTAGATGAAAACCGCCGTGCAGCCCGTGCTGCCGGCGGTTACAAGGATGATTCTAAGAAGCAAACTGATCCTTCCAAGGCAGGTTTTACTGGTATATCTGGTAGTATAAAAGATATTATGAGACAGAATAAAGAGATTGAGGCAAGAAATAAGGCAAAGTCAAAAACTGAAGCCCTTGATCCTGTAGGTAAGGAAGACGGTGATGTTGATAATGATGGAAAGAAAACCACAAGTGATAAGTACATCATGAAGCGTCGTGAAGCAATTCGTAAAGCGATTGCGGCTAAAAAAAAAGTCTCTGAACAACTAGGTGAGGAACTTGTTATTGAAGTTTCTGGTGAAGAGAAGGATGGGAAGATTAAAGAAAAGAAAGTCAATAATAAAATTTCAATCAATCCAGAGCTAAAAGAATCTATCTCAGAGATTGGTGGAGAAGTTCTTTTCATCTCTGAGGTTGATGAGGTTGATTCTATTGCTGAAAGTGTTCATATTGAATTAATTGAGGAAGGTTATTCTGAAGAGCAGGTTGTGGAAGCAATCAAGTATGCTATTGATGAAGTAACTAATCCTGCCAAGGTTGCTTCTTTCAAGATGAAGAAGGCAAAGTATACTCCAAAACCTGAGACCAAAGAAGAACCTAAAAAGTCTTTGAAGGACAGAATCAAGTCTGTTGCTAAAAAAGCACTTGATAAGGCTTCAGAAACTGCTGGTAAGATTATGAAGAAGAAGGCAGAAATTCAAGCAGCACCAGCGAAGGCTAAGAAGAAACTTGGATCTTATGTTGATCGTGCCAAGGCAGTTGCTAAATCTGGATATGAGAGAGGAAGAGGTCCTGTTGAGAAGAAACCAACAACTTACAGAGGTGCTGGTGCAGGCCGTAAGGAAAAAATTGGTGAAGAAGTAGCATCTAATCCTAAGATGCAGCAACTTCAGAAGAAGCAAATAATGCTTGACCGTCAAAAGTTAGCCGCTAGAGTTCAGGCAATGCAGAAGAAGAAACCTGCTCCTGAACAAGCACAGGAAGGACTATCGATCGACGACCAGATGAGAATTTCTCGCGAAGCAGCAAAGGGAAGAAATCCTAAACCAGACCACAAGGCAATCCGTGGCAAGATGTTAAAGAAACCTCTCCCCAAGGACACTAGAACAAACGCTCAGAAAATGACTGATGCAGTCGGTAAACCCAGAATGGGAAGTAGTGACTGATGCCAGCAGTATCTAAAGCACAGCAGAAGTTCTTTGGTATAGTTCGTGCCATCCAAAAGGGTGAGATGGCACCGACTACTCCTGAAACTGCTAAGGCTGCTGCTTCCATGAAGAAAAAAGATGTAAAAGATTTTGCATCAACTAAGCATAAGAATCTCCCCGATAAGAAAGTGGAAAAAGAAGAAGTCAATTATTCTCAGAAAGATAAAATTATGAAGAAGGCAAAACCTCTTCATAAACATCTCTTTAAGAGTTTTAACAAGGGAGATCGTAAGGGAGACGTAAACGAAAGTCGTTACGACAAGTATGATGATGAGAAGAGAGAGTTTAAGAAATCAGACAGCAGAATGAAGTATGGCAAGAATTGGAATCAGTATGTTAAAGACGCTCAATCGGCAAAAAACAAGTTGAGACCTGGAGAAGTTAAAAAATTTAATAAGGAAACTGGTAAATGGGAATCAAATAAAGACTGAACCTGCTATATAGAATATAATCTTTTGTTTGAGGTCATCATGCTTTCATTTCTTCTTCCCCTGGCATCAAAAATCATCACAGATGCTGTATCTAAAATTCCTGAGAATGAGGAACTTGGCGAAAAACTGATTGATATTTGTCTTGTTATCCTTGGTAAAGCAGTAAAACTGACTAAGACTGATATGGATGATCAACTTCTTGAGGCAGTCACTAAGGCTATCAAAGCAAGAGAAGAGTGATAACTGTCACCATACAGTTTTTATAAATATTTCTACGATAATTTTTTAGTAAGGTAAAACGAATGGCACTCTGGGGTACAGCTGATGCGGTGTATGCTACAGGTACTATCGCTGTAGACTTGGCAAATAAAAGAATTACTGGAACCAACAGCACTTTCACGAGTGCCGCTGCTGGTGATGTAATTTCTGTAGGTGCAGCAAAGACATGGGGAGAAGCAGTTATTTCTTCAGTATCTTCCGATACTGTAGTTTCTATTGCATCCACTCAACATCTTGGATATTTGGTTGATGGACTTACTGGTATTGCTTATACCATTTCTCAGA